AAGCACAAGATACACGAAGAAGCGATGGAGAACTCGATGATTTATCGAGCCATCCAAGAGTACCAGAATCAAACAGCCATTATAGAAGCAGAAAACTTAGCGGAAAAAGAATTTAAAGCAAAATATGGTAGTAAAGAGTGGGCAAAAGTTTTAGAATTAAAAACAGTAGTAGAGCGTGAACATCAGGAAAGTAAGAAGTATTACGGTCATAAATTAAACGATGTAAGACGAGTACAGTTCTGGTGTTTCTTTGTAGCGTTTGTTATTACCTGCCTATTGTTTTATTATGATCTTGTATGAGCTGGGTAAAGTATTGGGCGTGTATTTTTATTATTGAAGTATTTATTTGGTCTTATGTGATTTATTTACATTTTGAAATCAAAGAGTTAGAAAAGATTAAAGTACCCAAACCGAAGTTTAATGATGAACACAAAGTGATTGTAAAAACCAAAAAACAGATTATGAAAGGATAGTGATGGCACTTGACCCTATTTCAGCAGCATTAGACCTTGGTAATACATTAATTAGTCGTATCTTTCCTGACCCTGCACAAGCGGCAGATGCAAAACTTAAACTCTTAGAATTGCAACAATCAGGTGATTTAGCCACCATGACGGCTCAAACCGACATTAATAAAGAGGAGGCTAAAAGTGCATCATTATTTGTATCAGGTTGGAGACCTGCAATTGGTTGGGTATGTGCGTTGGCACTGTTCTACCAATATCTATTAAAGCCTTTAACGATGGGCATACTCCCTGCGTTTAATATTACGATACCGCCATTACCAGGACTTGATGATAACTTATGGCAACTGATGATGGGTATGTTAGGTATGGGTGGATTGAGAACATTCGAAAAAGTACAAGGAGTAGCATCTAAATGAATATTAAAGACAAAGTAGTTTATATTGCAACACTTACCTTAATGCTTGTAGTTATAGGTATGATGATTTCGTTTGTGTTTGCTGTACTTGACCCTCATTATGACGATGACAAGATATTTGCAATTATTGGACCTGCATTTCAAACCATTGTTGGTGGATTTATTGGACTTATTACAGGGATACATTTAGGTTCTGCACCTGAAGAAAAGGAAAGTAAAGATGAAGAATAATTATGATGCAGCTTTAGCACACGTACTCAAGAGTGAGGGAGGATGGTCGGATAATCCAAAAGATCCGGGAGGGGCTACGATGAAAGGTATAACCCTAGCTGTTTACCGTGAATGGAAACGTAATCCTCACATTACTAAAGAAGAACTTAGGGTAATCCCTGATGAAGACGTGTATAATTTATACAAGCAAAATTATTGGAACAAAGTACATGGTGATGACCTTCCTGCTGGTGTTGACTATGCCGTATTTGACTCTGCTGTTAATATGGGCGTGGGTAGAGCTGCCAAACTCATTCAAGAGGCAGTTGGAGTTACTGCGGATGGCGTGTTGGGACCTGCGAGCCTATCGGCTATTCAAAAAGCTGACACTAAAGAACTCATTGAAAAATTCAGCCACCTAAAAGAAGATTTCTATCGTTCTCTAAAAACCTTTGATACATTTGGTAAAGGTTGGCTTAATCGTGTTGCAGAGGTAAAAACTTTTTCTGAATCCATGTTAGGGTAAACCACTATATGAGACTTTTACGTTTAGCCCACGCCGCCTTCAAGCCAGCAGATATTTTTGCTTGGACTTCTGGTGATCGCAGTGTCGCTACTCGTTTAGCTTTAATTTCTGGATCTGTATTAAGAACTTTATGGTATTCACGCATTGGATTATTTGGTTCTAAAAGTTTTAATCTGCGTCTTTCTTTTTCTTCATCAGAATGTATTTTTTTACCCAATTTATTTAGGCGTTGTTTTTCTCTATATTCAGGATCTTGCCATTTAGCTAAAAGTTTTTCTCGTACTTCTGGGCGTTTTGCTGGATTATTATTACCGCTATATTTTTGTAAAACTTCTGGCGTATTCATACGATTAACAGCATGAGCATATATTTTTGGGTTTTTCATTGGATTTTTACTACCCTTAATTCGGTTAGATCTAATATTTTTTTGTTTTATAGCAGATTCGGACATTCTTTTTTTAGATTCTTCAGATATGTTTTGAATACCATCACCACCGTCAGTCATATTAGTCAATGGACCCAACCCAAGATCGGATCTGCCGTAATACCAAATCAAAGTCTGCTCAATTCTTGCCGCTTTATCTTTACTGGAAACTTCAATAAGATCTATAATTATATTGTTTACCCCTATTTGAAGAACGGTGTGATAACAATGCGGATTTCTTGTTTTTGCATAAAGAGGATTCCATCTATTTTTAGTTCTTCCTATGCCAATATAAAAAGGAATATTGCCGGGCTTTTTCCAAATATAAACATAGTACATAGTAACCTCCTTATTTATACCGGAGTATAACACATATGCCACTACAAAAAATTGTTTTTAGACCGGGGGTCAACAGAGAAGGAACTGACTACTCTAATGAGGGCGGCTGGTATGATTGTGACAAGATACGTTTTCGTTCTGGCTTTCCTGAAAAGATTGGTGGTTGGACTCAGTATTCTTCTAGTCAATATTTAGGCACTGCCCGCTCTCTTTGGACATGGGTGGATCTATCTGCGAATAGTTATCTAGGTGTTGGGACTAGTGTTAAATACTATATAGAACAAGGTGGAACATATAACGACATAACCCCAATCTATAAAACAGATACACTTGCTAATCCATTTACTACTGCATATAGCACATTAAACGGTACGATTTCTGCAACAGATACTTCACTAACACTTACATCTGCAACATCTTTTCCTATTAACGGAGTTATCTTAATTGGCACAGAGCAGATTGCATATTCAACAATTGCAGGTAATGTATTATCAGGGTTAACCCGTGGGTATGGTGGAACAACAGCTGCAAGTCATACAACAGGTTCAGCGGTAGGTAGTTCATCTATGTTGGTTACGGATGCTGCATATCAACCGAGTGTTGGTGACTATATTGTGTTTTCGGGCGCATCGGCTGTAAACGGAATAACTATTAGCGGCGAATATATTGTTACAAATATTCCTAACGGGTCAAGCACAACGTATTACATTTCTACGTTTCCTATAACAACAACTACAAGAGTATTCTCAACAGCTTCTGCTACGGGTGGTGGCGCTGCGGTGTCTGCTCAATATTTATATCCGTCTGGTGCTGATTTTAGTACGTCAGGTACAGGATGGAGTACGGGCGCATGGAGTCGTGGTACTTGGAGTTCTGCTGGTCCGGGTATTGGCATTACAACATCATTGCGCCTTTGGTCAAATGATAATTATGGTCAAGATTTATATATTGCTCCTCGTGGGGGCGGTGTATATGTATGGCAAGATTCTGGTGGTTTAGCTACTCGTGCACAGTTATTGCAGACTGTGGCTGGGAGCTCATATGTGCCCAACACAACCAATCAAGTATTAAGTGCGTCTATTCAACAGTTTATTATTTGTTTTGGCGCAAACTCTTATGTATCAGGCAATCCAAATACCACATTCAACCCAATGCTTGTAAGATGGTCGGATCAAGCCAACCCTAATCAATGGGTGCCCGCAGTAACTAATCAGTCGGGTGAGTTTGCTTTAACCAACGGGTCTTACATTATGGGTGCTCGTACAACCCGTCAAGAGATTCTTGTTTGGACAGATTCTGCTGTATATTCTATGCAGTATTTAGGTGCACCGTATGTATGGGGGTTCCAAATTTTAATGGACAACATTACCATCATGTCGCCTAATGCCATGATTACAGTCAATAACGTAACGTATTGGATGGGGCGTGATAAGTTTTATGTCTACTCAGGTACAGTACAAACCTTGCCTTGTGCAGTGCGTCAATATGTCTTTGACGGGTTAAACATTAACCAAAACCTACAAGTATTTTGTGGTTCAAACGAAGGGTATAACGAAGTATGGTGGTTCTACTGCTCCGCTAATTCTAACGTCATTGACAGTTATGTCATATACAACTACTTAGACCAAGTTTGGTATTACGGAACTATGGGACGTACAGCGTGGTTATCTTCTACAGTAAAAACATATCCAATCGCTGCCGACTATAACAACAGACTCTTAAACCACGAAAGCGGTGTAGATGATGTTGCTTCAGGTAATGCTCTACCGATTGATGCTTATGTTCAGTCATCTGACTTTGATATTGGTGACGGGCATAACTTTGGTTTTGTGTGGAGAATATTACCTGACGTAAACTTTAATGGTTCTTATGTTAACCAACCGTATTGTACGATGACCGTTAAGCCAAGAGTTAATTCGGGTACTGCATATGGACAGGCAGATAACCCAACCGTACAGAGTGCAAATGATTACTCCACAACTAAACTTTATAATATCCAGCAATTTACTGGGCAGGTTTATACACGCCTAAGAGGGCGACAACTTGCATTTAGAATCGAGTCTAACAGTATCGGTGTTGCATGGCAGTTAGGTAGTCCTCGTATAGATATCAGACAGGACGGACGTAGGTGACCACTCCATTAAAAACAATACCATTACGTGCGCCAAAAGCGCCGAACTTACCTGTTGCGCCTACAGAAATTAATCAACAATATGTCGAGCGTTTATCTAACGTACTGCGTCTTTATTTTAATGAGCTTGATAATTTAGGTTCTTTATTAAGTGGTACAGGGGGTTCATATTTAAGTTTTCCTTACGCCGCTATATCTTCAGGCGTAACACAAACAGCGGCTACAAATACAGCTACTTTAATAACATTTAACTCAAACGACTTCTTAAACGGGTTTAGCGTAGTTAGCGGTACAAGAATAACGCCTTCAATTACGGGTATTTATAATCTTCAGTTTAGTGTACAAATTCAAAGCCTTTCTACTGCAACAGAAGATGTCTTTATTTGGCTTCGTCAAAACGGAGTAGATATTGTCGGTTCTACAGGACTCGTTGGTATGCTCCCTAGAAAGTCAGCCGGTAATGCGTCACACGGTATTTTTGGGTGGAATTATTTTGTAAAAATAGCGTTGGGGGATTATATAGAGATTGTTTGGTCAACTACAAACGGCACGGATGTTTCTATTCCTTATTACGCCGCAAGTGGGACGCCAACAAAACCTTCAACGCAGTCGGTAGTTGCAACAATGACATTTGTATCGGCGAATTAATAATGTTAATATATGAGAAATTAAGAGAGGTGTAATATGGCTGGTGGTGGAAATAATCAAATGTTGGATATGGGGCTAATGATAGCCGCTGGTATCGCCGCTCCTGAACTTGCACCTGTTCTTATGGAAGGTGGGGCAGCCGGTTTAGGACTTGGAGCTACAGAAGCAACTGCTTTGACTGGTGCTGGATTAGGCGGTCTTGCGGGTGCGGCCACAGGTCAAAATGTGGGACAATCTGCACTTATGGGCGGCTTAGGTGGCGCTGCTGCCGGGTATTTTGGTGGGGTGCAAGGTGCTGAGCCGGGTTCTATGTTAGCGCAAGGACCGACAGTTCCCGGTGCTGGGTTTAACACAGTTCCACAAACATCTGGTATTGCTGGAATTCCAAATGTTAGTGCCCCAACTCCTACAGATTATGCTAATTTTACAGGGCAATCTGCATTAAATGCTCCACCACCAGTCAATCCTGCTTCTATTACTCCGCAGACTGCATCAACTGCTGCAAGTAATTTTGATAAAGCAAACATCATTGGAGGTGGGGTTGCTGGAATTGGAGCTCTTTTAAACACCCCTCCAGCGGGAGCTTATGTTCCACCCGGAGCAACGTATACAGGCGGTTCATTATCTAAATTTAAATATGATCCATTAACGTATCAACCTGATATTGTGTTGCCACCTACTCCAAGATATAGAGCGCAGTATGCAGAGGGTGGGATAGCTGCATTGGCTATGGGCGGTCAGCCGGGGCAAATGTACCCTATGAGTCAGCAAGAACATACTAATTTTATGAACCCCACTCAACTGCCGGCAAGTGCTATGGCGGTAAGAAACTATGAGCCAGCCACTAATCCGATGACAGGAGAACTAGCAAAACCTATGGCAGAAGGTGGTATTACTCAATTAGCTGTTGGCGGGAAACTTCTTAAAGGTTCTGGCGATGGCATGAGTGATGATATCAGAGCTAATATTGATGGCAAACAAGAAGCAAGGTTAGCTGACGGTGAGTTTGTTATTCCTGCGGATGTTGTATCACATTTAGGTAATGGCTCAACCGATGCGGGTGCTAAACATTTATATTCCATGATGGACCGTGTTAGAAAAGCAAGGACAGGAAACCCTAAACAGGGTAGGCAGATTAACCCCAATAAAT